AATTCCAGGACAACGTCCAGAAGTTCTATTCAATGTTCACAAATGGTGTAGCCAAGAACTAACATCACAACACACTGTCGAGCTCGGCAACGGGCTCGAGGTGCAACCGAGGTAGAAAATGCAACCGTATAATCAATGCGAGAATCGCTGGCTGAGCAGTGCCAAGAAAAATTGCAAGAAACACTGGATGGAATATGAACCGCTGTATGCCGTATTGGCAGGCATCGTGGGCATCTGTCTGTTGGTGCTGACTGTGGTCACAAGCATATCCAGTTTTTTTTAAATAAGCAACTGAAATTGCTTGAACAAAAAGGATAATTACAACATGTTCAATCCCATGGACTTCTTTCCCAGTTTCGTGTCGTCACAGACCGGACCAGTGAGATCCACCAACACAGAGATAGATCCCAATGCTGGCAACTTCCAGGAATACAACTATGAATTGGAATGGATGGAGGCGCACTGGAACCACGTTTACAAGTGCGTGGACATGGTCACGGCCTACTGGTATCCCTGGATTGACCGCAAGGCGATACACGAGATGTATCCAGACCTACACAATTAGATCCAATATAGTCTGTAATTTTCCTTTTATGCTTTTGTTGTTGAGAGTATTGCGCAATCCCGCATGGAGATTTTTTGGCCAGCACTCGAACGCACACCAGGCATATGAGCTGTGTTCTTCATTTAATCGAGGAAGGAACTCCTCCGCCACACAGATCACATAGGTGTTGAAGAAGAACTTTTGGTCATTGCTGGTGAATAATTCCAGGGGTATCACTTTCTTGAACGCAGCAGTCAATCCAATCTCTTCCTGGATCTCTCTTTTCAGTCCTTCGAATGCGCTCTCTGTGTACTTGTTTCTGCCGCCCACCAGCCCCCACATGCCGCGAGTGCGCTCGTCGTTGCGTTGCAGAAATAGGAATCTCTTGGTGTTCACTGCATAGAACAGGGCGCCGGAGCATATGATGTTGTCTTGCATGATGTTATATTATAGCACGAGAGTCCAGCGGCCCGCAATATAGATGCCCTCGTAGCTCTTTACCCAGGTTGTGCCGTTCCATTTGTACTGTATGCCGGTGTTGCTGTTGGTAACGTAGGCCAGGGTGCTGTCGGGATTGCTGGCGTCCCAGACCACGCCCCAGTTGCCCGTTGCGCTGTTGTATTGTATGATGTCATTGACGCTGGCCCTGAGGTTGCCCCAGCCCGCGGCGTCAAAGGTGTTGGTGCTGTCACCGATCTCGTCCGTGATGAGATATCTGGTTGCGTTGGCGGGAGTGCCGGGGTTGAATGTCAGCGGGTTGATTATCTTGCTGACTGATGTCAGCGTGTTGGCGGGTATGGTGTCGCTATCTATGCTGAAAAGCAGTATGGTCTCATCCAGTGTGCTGGTTGCTATGGTGCCCACGACCTCGTTGCCGTTGTCCTGTTCCAGCTTGATCTGGCTGAGTCCGTTGGTGATCTTGCCGTACTGGTTCAACAGGATGTTCCAGTTCAGCGGCTGGCCGAACTGCTCGAATGGATCCAGGTTGGTGTCAGCCCTGGCTCCCGTGTAGAATCCGTCTCCACCGGAACTGACGTTGATGCCTGAGCTGCCCAGCAGTCGCAGCTGGTTGCCGGTCAACAGCAATCCGTAATTGTTTGGAGTGATGTAGGACTTGGATATCAGGGTGCCGTCTATCAGGCCCTCCGCTATGCCACCGTCATCATCATACACGCTCATGATGATCTTCTGTATCACTCCCAGCTTGGAAACTTTCACTGGTGGTGATAACCATATGGGCATGCTGAAGCTGATGGAGGCCACGTCTATCTCTGTGTCCGCACCCACTGGGATCGTCCTGGAACTGAATGTAATGTCTTTTAGTTCTATATAACTCAAGCTGGTCCAATCGATGTAGTTGTCACTCTTCTGTATCTCGAAGTCGGGATTGAAGAGATACAATATCTGTTCCAGTATCTGCAGTTTCATGTCAGTGTTGGTGGTGAATATGTCAGCGTTGACATTCAACCTGAATGGGCTGGGCATGACCTTTTCTATGGTGTAGCCAGCTCCCAGGGTGTTGTCATACTGACCCGTGGCGTCATTGTAATTCCTCTCCTTGAGATGTTGCTTCTCTATGTGATAGGGGTTTTGCATCCTCTCTCGGTCATATTCCAGCGCCGTGATGTAGGCCGCTATCTTGGGCGCGGACTGCAAGGCGTTCTCGCTGTTGTTCCTGATGATGTTGGCCACCTGTCGGGTCATGTCACCATAGGTAACCGGCACCTGTCTCAGTTGCACCACGCCGTCCTTGCCCTTGCCCAGCTCAATGGAAAAATTGCTCAATACCCTAATAAACTGAGTCATGAATTTCCTGATCTGACCCTCGTAAAAATGCAACATTAGTTGTCCGCCTTGGGTTTGAGAGCATCACTCAATGCCTGCCTCTGTTCCACCGTGAGGCCATTGATTGTTGTGGTGCTGCTGTTGTTGATGAATCCGGTCTTGAATGTATTCCTGTTGCTGTTGTTGGTGGTGGTCAATCTCACGCTGTCTTCCACTTTGATCCATCTGATTCCGTCATAACGGAAGAGACGATTGGGCAAGTAGTCGGTCCTCAGCCAATAATCGCCCTTGTTGATGTTCGTAGTTGGGAAACTGGTTCCGAATCCTGCAGGATAACCATTGGGTGGTATGCCATCGCCATTGTAGTAGAATCCATAGTGGCTGCTGGCCGGTGAGTCTATCACCGCATTGATGGACTTGTCTGATGACACTGTCTGGCCCTGGTCGTTTACTCCGTCTATGCGTATGTTGCCGCGCTCGTCGATGGGCGTGACATAGAATTGTTTGTAATTGAATCCGGATTTGGGAGCATCCGCTTCGGCTTGGTTCACTATGGCGTCATTGATTTCTTTTTCTCTATTGAACGTGCTCATGTAGCTGGCCAAGGAACCTGTGGTGGCGGCATCGCCAATGATGTCTCGGAATTCCTGGCTGTCCACCAGGGTCTTTAATTTCAATCGCAACAGATGTGGCCAATAGGTGGGGGAGAACCCCTCCGCGGACCTGTTGACATCTTCAATGACATAGAATCTTTTCAGGGCTATGGGTATGCTGGCGTTCAAGCTGTAGTCGTCCTTGAGATTGGGGAACTCCACCACGTCTCCCGACATGGGTTTCCTGCCCAATCTCTCCACCACGTCATTGAGATGCACTGTTAGGAACAGCGTGTCATTCTGCAGGAACATGCCGAACTGGCTGAGATTGAAGTCTGTATCCTGCACGTTGTAGATGCCTCTTATGATGTAGATGTCGGGATCATATTTCCTGTCCCTGTTCTCTAGGAACAATAGGTCCTGTATGGTCCTGTCATTGAGGCTGTCTCCGCTGTAGTGCGGTTGTGAGGGGCTGGCGTCACCATCCTTGGTGCCTTCCTCGCCCTGGTCATAGATGCCCACATATTTGTGGAAGTAGATGTCCACTCCGCCCACCTGAAACATCTCATTTATGTTGCGATCAAAGAACTTGTAATCGTTGCCCTTTTCCGGCTTGAATATGCTTAACCTTGGCATTTATAATCCTTTATACCATATTTATGGAAAAGGATCTAGCCATAAATATCCATATGTCAGAGTTACAAACAATGCAGCAGGAAGTTTTTGAATACGTCAAGACCAACCTAGGGGATGGCATGATCGACGTGGAATTGGACCCAAAACACTATCAAACGGCACTGGAAAGGGCGATCAATCGCTACAGGCAGAGATCCAGCAACGCGGTGGAAGAAAGCTATGCATTCCTGGACCTCAAAGAGAACCAGAACAAATACATTTTGCCCGACGAGATAATCAACGTGAGAGAGATAAACAGGGCCACTGTGGGATCAAGGGGGGATGGACAGGGCGGCACGCTTTTCGAACCCTTCAACTTGGCCTACACCAACACCTATCTGTTGAGGACGGGCGCCACTGGTGGATTGGCCACCTACTATGCATTTGCCGCATATCAGGAACTGGTGGGCAAGATGTTTGGTTCATTCATCCAACATCATTATGACAACGCCACCAAAACTTTGACCATAACCCAGAGGCCCAGGGTTGACACGGAGAGAGTTTTATTACACACGGACAACTTCAGG